GGCGGATGCCCTGCGGTTTACTTCCCGGTAAACCGAGAAGATCTGCCCCCGTTGAGGAAACGGACTAGACTTTAGGGTCTAGCCCGAGAACCCTCACATGGCTAACCAAGCCATGTCCATTCCCACTTTGTTACGACGGAGTGGGGTTCCGTGTACTCACCGGGTTCCATAAAGGAATCCTCTATTGCTAGAGGATTCTTATACGGATCGGTATAACTAAGTACATTCTTCTGACATTGCTTTCTAAGCAATTCGGCCCAGTCGGGTCGACGGCGAAGTTTACTTTTTGACGCCGGCTGAAGAACACGATGTTCGAACCTCTGAAGGTGACGATTAAATCGCCTTCTGAAGAAGACATCGTTACTGCTACTAGGAGTACTACGAATTGTGCCGGGAAGCATCAATTCGCTCCTAGGGAAAACGTATCCTATCTCCTCCTCCACTAAGTGGATGAGGTTATAGGAATCCGTTGGCCCGAATTTCTGTAATAAGAGATTACAGAAATCCGAAGCAGTAGACAAAGTTGTACGTGATGTACCCAATGGTTTCCTAACGCGAATTGGGGTGACGTCTACACCTAAGTAGAAATCGCCACCACAAGACTCGCGAAAGGGACCATTGACATAGCACTTGTCTCTATTGACCAAAAGACCAATAGATTCAAGGCCGTGTATCACATCCTCGGCAAAAAGTTGAGGAGTGATGATGTCATCTCCGTATACAAATATTTCATAAAGACGATATTTACTCGCCTTATGAAGTATTTGCAAACTTGCCTGGGCGCACGCCCAAAAGACGAGCGCTTCAACTGGGAAGCAACAAGAACTACCCATAGGGGCAAACTTGTTAAGCTTCACGATGGAACCATCAGGCAACAAAGTCTCCTCGGAGCGACACGCTTCGAGGGCCTCAACCCAGTTCGCAGGAAAAACCTGCCTTACGAGGTCGAGGCTAACCCTATCAGATGCCTCTGATAGATCAAGAGTAGCTAAACTGTTATCAATAGATCCAGTTCTAGCTAACTCTCGATTTGTCACCTGGTCACTAAAATTAACGTGACCTATGGTCATCGGATGGTTCTCGATGGTCGCGTATAATTTCCTCATGAGACCTTGCTGAATATACATCAATTCAGCAGGTTCACAAGAAATTATACGAGGACCGCGAGAATCCTTGGGCACTAAACAAACACGTGCCCGAGGGATGGATACTTCACTATTCTCGAGCTTCTCATACTCATCTGCAAGATGAGTTAAGGAGAAGAAGAAATAGTCTGAGTAACTGAATAAGTTATCCAACTTAGGATAATACCTAAGTTTATGATACTTATCCCAGTTAGGTGTCCGGCAAGCGGTTGCACCGCTTCCGTGTGAGGGCACAATATCAAGAGGATCTGCATTACACAAGACCCTCGAAATAAGTGCCCTCATGTTATCTACCAAGTCAAGAACGTAAAGATCCTGACTAGTAGAAACGAAAGGAAGGTTAGAATCAGTATTTCTAAACTGATCCAAAAATTCCTTGACAACCTTCTCATCATATCCGACCTCCAGTTTGTAGAAGGCATAAGACAATTGTCTTACACACTCTACGGCAAGGGGATCGCCATTTAAAGCACATTTGATAGCGTACCCAAGAAACAACGGAAGCTTCAGAGATCTGACTTCAAGAAAGTCAGAATGAAGCTCCATAGTCTTGGATACGACACTCTCGCAGCTTCCTAGTTGGAAACCGACAGGAGGTATCCATTCGTTTGTAGAATGGTATCTATCTAGAGACTTCCCTAACTGAGGAAGCGACTGTGTTAAGAATGACAGTCCCTCGTTAGTCACCCGCGTAGTAAAAAGAGCGATGTCTCGCTTTTCTACATAGCGAGCGTAGCGCTGGTTGGACGCTAGTGCCACCCAAAAAGAGTGGAGGCTTTTCAGACTACCAAACATGTTGGACGTCTCCTAAGCTTTACTAGTATCATTCCAGGAACACACACTATCCCAAACAACCTCATAGTTGCTCAAGTAGCCGCTACGATTTATCCCACAATGAGTTAAACCTCATTGTTAAGGATAGCGGTCACATTTGCGTTAGAACCACCCTCAATAAGAAAATCGACAAGTCGATTAACTTCTTCGAGGATGATCGCATTTGTGATCGCTGTGTTTGGAGGGCGAACAATGACCGTATAAACGGAAATTGTCGCCGGCACCCCAAACGCATCGACTTCAGTTCTGTCGAGGCGTACAAGATGCCTTTGCTCGCCCCCTTTCCCCGTCTCATGAGAGACGGTGAGTTTCTTTTCGTTCGGGAAAGTTAACCCGGCGACAGAGAACTCACTACGATTAATATCGGCAGCCCGCAAGGCATAAACAGCCGTGTTGGTGTCGACATCGGTCGCAGAATCTTTGGAAAGGGTCAGTGATGCACCCAGAGACATATCGTAAGCTCCTACCCTAACGAGTTTTTCCAGTTAGGGAACTAAGGGGTTAAACTCCATTGCTGGAGTCGTTATCCTAATAGAAAACTGTATAAACAGTTACTTCTTTAGGACGGTACCAAGACTTATCAAATTGATAAGCTGGTTGGTGGTCGGAATCTTCCAACCTGAGCCCGTACAGGCACTCAGGTCCGGTAAGATCGGCACTCGGTGGAAGAATTCTTCCGTCTGAGTCATCGACTGCCGTGGATTAGTATTGTGATACGTGCCGTCGAGGCCACGGATCCAATAGTGTTCCATCCTTAACGATTCCTTGTATTGTAGACAACCGTCTACACATACAACAGGTAGCTCCAGAGTATCGATTTTGAAGCGATTTAACCAACCTCCAACGTCGAAGAACCAATCGACGACGAAAGAGAAAGGTATCGCGTCCCAAACGATCTTTGGATTCAGCTCGAAACCTAAGGCATCTAAATACGCCTTAAGAATCTTATCTACACCATTAAGGGCTCCGATAGGGAGCGTCTTATAAGTGAGATATGCTGTAACTTGCCTAGTAACAGATCCACTAAAGTAAACTTTGTGGAGGCCACTAGGGTAAGTAAAGTTACCTGAAGCAGGGATAGTGTCAGTAAGACATGTGTGAGTTCTCTGGTAAACCAGACCCACCGTCTTCTCCCACTCGAGTAAGCGTTGACGAACTGATGAAAGAGTCTGAACCATAGTTTGGAGGTCACCCAATAAGGGTTTCCAACCAAAACTCCAGTTCAGCCTTAAACCAGCTACGTTTTTCGCGATACTCAACTGCTTTTTCCACAACTGAAACAATCTAGGTAAATCCTTGAGTTCCAAAAGGAAGTTAGGGATTGACAAAGATGTTAGGTCAGGGCGAGTAGCGACAAAAGCGTCGTTAATCCAACCCTGAGCATCCGCACCAAGAACACCAGACCCGAGGGTTACCCCGAGGGCATTCTTAAAATTGGTGAGGGCAGTTGCCTGGGCGTTGCAAGTATTTGCATGATGACCCTGGTAAATAGCATACCACCCACTAGGATTGATGGAATTCAATCTAGTGGGATCGATGCCACCAGGGTAAAAAGCTGTAGCGCGACCATGGAGACATACATTAGACTTAAGTCGTTGAGACCTAGGTTTTGTTGTATATCTAATATATTCCGAACGTTTTTGAATGGTAAATGTACCAGTAGAGTTTGAACTCTGCAGTTGGTCAGACGAATTAAAAACATCGTTTGTTCCAACTTTCGTGACGTCCGGAATAGATCTAGTTTTGGTTTTTACACCAGAACTACCATAAATCATACAGAACCCCCAGAAGCTAAAACTTGGAAAAAGTAGTAATACCACTCAGAATCGAGGGTATCTCTACCCGAAAGATGGGCTCTCCTTGTGGAGAGAGC